CTCGTGTAGAGTGGCGTCACCACGCTGATTTGACCCAAGCATTAGTGCGAAGGTGGAAAGAAGCAACTTAAACTAAGGTTATTTATTGCCGAATTTGCCGAAAATACCTTACAGCAATTGAGAGCCGAAAGGCCTCCGACAGAAAGAAGAATATGGTAACACAGCCAACACTAGATGCATCCACCTACCTCGCAGAGGATAGCGAAGATGCACAGCCGAAACATGGTACAACCGTCCAAGCTGGATGGGGAGCCGCTTCAAAACTAATGAAGCCAAAGGAAAAGTCTGGAGGGTATGCTACAGATTTTAAATTCTCTGAGCAGCCTACTCTAGTTCGTTTTCTAGAAGATGGTCCGTTCTATGCTTATGAACAGCACTGGATTGACCGCACTGAAGGACGTCGTTCCTTTGTTCACTTGGGAGATGATGACCCGCTAGCAGTAATTGCGGGCTCAAAGCCTAGAGCAAAGTTTGCCTTCAACGTACTAGTTCTATCAGATGAGGAACCTACCGTTCAGATTCTGACAGCTGGTATTACTCTAGCCCGTATCTTGTTTGCGGCTCACGAAGACCCAAAGCGTGGACCACTAACTAAGTTTGATTGGGCGATTTCCAGGCTAGGTATGGGCCGTGACACTCAGTACATCGTAGAAAGAGTTCGTCGCGATACCGACCTAACCGAAGAATGGGAGCTTGACCCTGCAAAGATTGACGCAATTGCGGCAACCGCAGTCAAGTATGACAAGTCAGCAATCTACTCAACTACTCGTGAAGAGCACCTAGAGGTTGCTCGCTCACTAGTAAGCTAACTTCTCCCACTTGAGGGGGCCAGAGGTTTTCCACCTCTCTCGCCTCTGGCCCCCTCTATTTAATCTTGTAAGGAAATCATGAATATAATTACAACCAAAGAAGAGCTTCAAGAGTTCATCACCTTTTATGACGGTGTAGAAGAATTTGCATTTGACGTAGAAACTATTGGTGACGATAGACTCTACCCAGTAATTAATGATGTTTGCTGGATTTCATTTGCAACAGAAGGCCGTACAGATGTTATCCCTATGGGACATCCCAATGGAGAATTTGAAGGTTGGGATAAACCACTACTAACTCCTGGGCAAAAAAGACTTACTGAAGGCAAGGTAATCCTAGAGTCCCACTATTCTAAAGACGAAAGAAAGTGGACAGCTAAGTTTGGTGAGCCGCCAGTACAACTAACCCCTAGACAAGTTTTTGATGCAATAGAGCCAATCATGTTTAGTAACAAACTAAAAATAGCTCACAATGCAAAGTTTGATTTAAAGTCCGTAGCTAAATACTTTGGTGGTCGAGTTCCAAGTAAGCCATACTTCGACACACTAACTGCCTCATTTATTACCAACAACTTAAATAAGTTTGCGTTAGGTTTAAAAGACTGCGTAAAACGAGAGCTAAACGTTGACATGGAAAAGGGCGTAGGAGAAAACGTAGCTCTACATTCCTTTACAGATGTAGCAACATACTCAGGGATTGACTCAGAGTTAACTTGGAAGTTGTACAAAGTATTAAAGCCAAAGATTACTGGGAACCTTACAAAGGTCTGGAAGCTAGAGATGGACGTGCTGTCAGCTTTATGTGACATGGAGCTAACAGGTGCTTATATAGACCAGAAACAACTAAAGGTTCTGGCCGAAGAGATTGATAAGGGCAAGCAAGAGGCGGAAGCTAAGTGCTACAAAATTGCTGGAAAAGCTTTTTCTATTAACTCCGTACCAGTTAAGCAAAGGCTTCTATTTACCACACAAGACGGTGACACTAAGCCACGAATTAAACCAAACCCAAAGTACCAAGGTGTGCTAACCCCTAAGGGACAAAAAGCCGCTAAAGAAGGCAAGACTCTTGATGAAAGCCACTTCTCAGTATCAGCAGATGCTCTCGAGTACTACAGAGGAAAAGATGACTTGGTAGACGCCATACTTACCTATCAAGACCTCAACAAGCTTATGACTACTTACGTAACCCCGTACACGGGGGGTGAGGTTAAGCGGGTAACCAATGGTAAGGAAAAGATTACCCAGAGAAAAAGCCTTCTAATTAACGGGAGAGTCCACACTAACTTCAAGTCTCACGGAGCAGAGACAGGTAGATTCTCCTCTAGTGAGCCAAACCTACAGAACATCCCATCATCTGGAGATTATGGAAAGCTCGTAAGAAACTTGTTTATAGCTCCTCCAGGACACAAGCTAATAGTTGCTGACTACTCTCAGATTGAGCCTAGAATTATGGCTGCTTTCTCCAAAGACCCGCTTCTAGTAGAGAACTACATGACTGGTGGAGATGTGTACACCACTATTGGTGACACTATGGGTGTAGACCGAAAGGCTGGAAAGGTACTAGTACTAGCTATTTCTTATGGTGTAGGACCAGACAAGATTGCCTCGTCAATTGGATGTTCTCTAACTGAGGCTAAAAAGCTGCTTAGCGACTTTGAGAAGAAATTTTCCTCTATTGCCAAGTACAAGAGCCACGTAATTAGAATGGCAAAAATTAAATCTCCAATACCTTATGTAGAAACATTGTTTGGTCGCAGACGTTACATACCAGACCTTTTAAGTAGAGAGATGGGTAAGTCTTCTAGGGCGGACAGACAGGCATTCAACACCATGATTCAGGGGTCTGCTGCAGACATCATGAAGCTGGCACTCGTTCGGGCTCACTCTTGCTTTTTGACCGAACCTAGTATTAATGTAGTACTTACGGTACACGACGAATTGGTTACCATTGCCCCTGATGACCGTGCAGAGGAAGTAGCAAATGCTATTAGAGAGTCCATGGAGGGAATTAAGTTGAACGAAATTGACATCCCTTTACTCGCAGAAATTCACATTGTTGACAAGTGGGGGGAAGCAAAGTGATGAAGCGTAATAAAAAGAATAAAGAGCTAACCCTTGCTGAAGTAGCTAATAGGCTTAGAGGCTTTATTCTTGATTCTCAGATACAGAACGCACATGAGTTAAGTGTTATCTTAGGTTGCTCACCGTTGTCAGATGAGTTACAAGAAAAAGAAGAAGAAGAGAGCGACAACAGAGTAGACAAGATTGCCCCCCTAATTCCGCTACTGTATGCCCACGCACACGTTCTTGCTGAGGGCGCTGTAGAGTTTCAAAGAGCAAACATAAAGAGTGATTCTCTAAAGAATCTGCCAGATGAAATGTGGTGGGAAAGTAGAAAGATGATGGAGCAGATGGCTCTATCCGTTCTTCTAGGTTCTGTATCACAACTAGTAGACATGGGACTAATAACAGTTCAAAAAAGGAAGAAGTAATATGAACAACGCAGACTGGTGGGCTAAAAAGCTTCAACAGCAACAACCACAAGTACAGACCAATAGGCCTGACCCAACACCTCCTATGCCCGCATCACAAAGGCCAATGGACCCGATGCCTTCCTTTCAACAAGCTCCGAATCAAGCGGAAAGGGCGCAGTCATCTAAACAGACTGCTTCGTGTCCTGAGTGCGGGTCTGTTAACTATATGGCTGTTTCAAATGCGGCACCGAGATGCTACGACTGTGGGTACCCCATATCTCAGTCGGGTTCAAGATACGGTTCACTAACAGGAGCTCACGTAGAAGGTTCAGCAAAAGGCGCAAGAGGTAACGACCCAGCGAGTAACTGGAACCCACAAGGAATTATTGGAAGGATTGATGGTTAATGACAATTAACGCAGATGCACAAAAAGTAATGGCACAAATTAACAAGAGGTTTGGTGCTAATGTAGTAGTAGTAGGTAAGGATGTTCGTACAGACTTAATTACTAGAGTAACAACAGGTTCAACTACTTTTGACTATGTTCTTGGTGGTGGGTTTCCAGCTAATCAGTGGAACGAGCTTATTGGTGAAGCTTCTCATGGAAAGACAGCTATTGCCCTAAAGACCATCGCTGCTAACCAAGCAAAAGACCCAGAGTACACAACTGTGTGGGTAGCTGCAGAGCAGTGGGTTCCTGAGTACGCAGCAATGTGTGGGGTTGACCCAGCTCGTGTTATTGTTATTGAAACTAATATTATGGAGGAAGCTTATGACGCGGTTATTGCTTTTGCTGAATCGAAATCAGTTGACGCTATCGTTATTGACTCTCTTCCTGCCCTAGTACCGTCACCAGAAGACGAAAAGAACATGGACGAAATGACCGTAGGTCGTGGAGCTCTAATTACTAACAAGTTCTTCCGTAAAGCTGGCGCTGCTATGAAGCGTTCCCTAGTAGAGGATGAGCGACCAATTCTAGGTATTGTCATCAACCAATATCGAATGAAGATTGGTGTAATGCATGGAGACCCAAGAACTACTCCTGGAGGAGAAGGTAAAAACTACGCTTTCTTTACCCGTGCTGAAGTACGCCGTGATGAATGGATTGAGGCAGGTTCTGGAGTAAATAAACAACGTGTTGGACAGCGTATAAAGATTCGAGTACTAAAGAACAAGACAGCTCCCCCACAGCGTATAGCTTTTGTGGACTTCTACTTTTCCCCATTCAGCATCTACGAGGCTGGAGACTACGATGTAGCCAAGGAAATTGCAGCTATGTCAATAGTTAAGGGTATAGTAGACCGTAAAGGAGGCTGGATTTACTACGGAGAAAAGAAGTGGAATGGA